AATAAAGACATACCATGAACAAAAGTTTAATGAAACGTATACATATGGAAGAATCTAACATATTGTTGCAAAAAAGATCAACCGAAAAGGTCGACACTTCAAAAAATAAAGAGGCGGCGGCGTTAATTAAACTTAAAAAGAGTAATCTTTCCGATAAGTTAATTAATCAGATAAAAAAATCGTTATAACACTAAACCCCAAGAAATTGGGGTTTTTTATTTGATATTTATTCTGTATATTGTAGTAAAAATAAAAACTATGGCTATTATATCAGAAAAAATCGAAGGTACCCTAATTGAGGTAAAAATTAACTCGTCTAACCTAAAGTCTGCATCGTATGACACCGAAAAGGAAATCATGACAGTAGCATTTAATTCCGGTGGTATTTATGAATACAGTAAAGTACCTTGGAATAAGTTTACTAAGTTTAGATTATCCGAATCTCAAGGGAAATATTTTAATGAAAATATTGCAAAAACCCACAAGCACACTAAACTATCATGAGTTTATTTGAAGAATTGATTGAGGATAGACAAGAGGATGAGAAGATTGTAAAATCATTCGAACCCAAAGATTCACTTTCCAACCAGATATTTGAAGGTTCGGACGGTGAGTTTTCCATGCGTGGTGATATTCGAAAAAGTCTATTAAAGATTAGTGACGATTTTATCGAGACATTAGGGGTTGATTTTTTCATACATGATATTGTTTTAACAGGTTCTTTATCGAACTATAATTGGTCACAATTCTCAGATGTTGATTTACATATATTGATTGATTTTGAGGAATCAAAATACCCTGCAACATTATTGAAAGAATTTTTTGATGCAAAGAAGAATGTTTGGAATGAAAAACATGACATCAAAATTAAGGGGTATGATGTTGAAATCTATGTTCAAGACGTAAATGAACCCCACGTTTCGTCAGGGGTTTATTCAATCCTACATAATAAATGGGAGATTGAACCTAAGGAGGAGTCTCCTAATATCGATGATAGGATGATTATTCAAAAGGGTGAAGAATACATGAGAATTATTGATAAATTAGTAAAAGAAGGTAACAAAAAAGATGTTTTACTAAAGATTGAGGAATTAAGAAAAAAAATAAAAACGTTCAGACAAAGTGGTTTGGAACAGGGTGGTGAGTATTCTTATGAGAACCTAACCTTTAAATTACTGAGAAGAAATGGATACATCGAAAAATTATTAAAGCTAAAAACGGACATAACAGACAAGAAATTGTCCATAACACAATAACTATACTCATTTTTTTCCCTATATCAATGTATTTATAGGATAAGAATAAGTATACCTTAATATCAACAAAATGGCAGATTTAAAACCTATTGGTAGTGAAAAGTTAACTGGTGATGAGAAATTGAAAAGAATTCTCGAACTAACTTACTACAATGAAAAAAATAAAAAGTCCTCATCGGCTAAACCTGAATTGGTGAAAGAATCTAAATCAGGGTCTTTTTACGGTATCGTCAAAGAAAGAGACGTGTACTATGTAAAAAGTGGCGTGAACGAATCATCTTTAGATTATATCGGTGGTATGTTTATGAAGAATAAAAATAAATTTAGTTCATATGGTGAAGCCCTTAAGAGATTAGAACTCATTAAAGGTCAAGACGAATTACAGGAAGCGACCAAATATGTTTTAAAACAAAATAAGCCTCAACAAGAGGCACCTGCACCTGCATCATCTATGGATGATGCACCCCCATCTGATGTTCCAACATCAGTTCCATCTGATGATTTTGGTACGGGAGGGGGTGATGATTTCACATCAAATGCCGCACCAACCGATGAGCCATCTTTGGAAGAACCTTCTTCTGACGAAATAGGTGGCGATACTGAAAGTAAAAGATCAGATTACATGGCGGAAGTTCAAAAATACGCAGGTAAATTAGGTCAAGAATTAAGAGACTTACACGATAAGATGGAAAGTGATGATATTAAGTATGTTCTTAATATGGTTATATCGGCTGTTGATTTGGATAAGTTAGACCTTGATGATATTGAAGAGATTGCGAAAAAATTTGAACGTGACGAGGAAGACGGAGATGTAGATTTTGGTGGTGATACTGAAACAGAACCATCTGCGGAAGATGAAGTACCTTCAGAAGAACCTAAACCTGAATCTGATATTGATGAATATGATTCAATGTCGGCATTAGAGTCATTTATTGATTCACCTGTTGATTTAGGTGACGAATCTAATGATGAGGTTGATTTATCAAAATATGCAGTAACAGACGGTGATAATGAGGAAGATGTACAAGAATTAGATTTAGACGAGATTAAAAATGAAATTAATAGAAGTGTTGGTGAAACACTAATGAAATATTTCAAATAAAATGATTCTTATCTATATCAACGAAATTGGTGATGACTATAAAGGTCAAAAACAATATGAATTCATTTTTAGTGAATCCGTTGAAATTGATATGGACGAATGGTTTGTAATACCCGCTTCATCAACATCTTTACCTAAATCACCTGAAATTCAATACGTTGACTTAGTTGGTTTATTAAAAAATACCGATTTAAAGTTAGAATTAGTTCAGGACTCCGATTATTTCGGAGTTATTGATGCGGTAGATGGTGTGATTTCCTTAGGATGGGAAAAATTTGATGTTAACTCAGAATCTGAGCGTTTATCTTTTAGATTTGGGGAGTTAATTGAAACGGTTTCTAAAAAACTAAAATTAAGAAACTATCACTTATTAAAAGAAGAAATAAAATTTAAAGAATTATGAAAAGGTCAGAATTAGTTGATAAATTAATCAAAGAAGGGATGTCAGCAAAGACATTGGTTAGGTTTACGGATAAACAACTTTTAGAGTTATCTGAAAGATTGTTAGGTGAGGCTAATCAAAAAGGTAATGTTGTTATGCCTAAGGGAACATCTAATCCTGCTGACGTTAAAAAATTATTAGACCAAGGTCTTAATGTTGAATTGAGAGAGAAGAAAAAAGAGGTTGGGGAGGAATTAAAAGGTGGACAAAAGAAATTAGATAAAAATCACAATGGAAAAATTGATGGTCAAGATTTTAAAATATTAAAAGGACAGAAGAAAGAAGTAAAAGTAGAAAAGAAATGTAAAAAATGTGATTGTGTAGAATCAAAATGTAAATGTAAAAAATCTGAAAATTGGAAAAACGTTAAAAAAGAGAGTATCGAAACTAAAAAATGGGTAAACAAACTTGCTGAAGAAAAATTTCATAGTTTTACATCAAAAAACGAAATTATGGAATTAATTCAATCAAAATTGACCGAATCTGAAGTTATGGAACCACAACATGGTAGTAATGTAAAAAAGGGACGCAACGGTGTACCTGAGTTTATGTCTTACGATATGATTGCAAATGATGGTGACACTAAAACTGCACCAGCAAAACCTACAACCAAGCCGGGTACAAAACCTGGTACTACACCATCAAAACCAAAAACTCCGTACCAACCAGGACCTGGACCAAAACATAAACCTAAGGCATTCGCAGAAGAAAAGAAATATTCAAATGAATAGTTTGACAAAACAAAAACTTTTAGGTATTATTAAGGAAAACCTTAATGAGATGCCAATGGATTTTGATACCCAAGATAGACCGAGTACGGATATTACCAACAAGTTGGCAACCGGAGATACTCCGTTAAAAAAAGTTCCACTACCTAAGACGGGAGAAGAACCTAATAAAAATTTTCAAGAACTATTAGCGTCCGAACGATATAAACAAGTTGTTCAAAGAGTTAGACAATATACTGGTGTTGACACAACAATGGTTGGTGAACGTGGTATGGGTGAATTAACTCAAATGATGATGGCAGCACATAATGGAATCGTTGCGACAGAAAGAGAACATAGAGAGGCTTTAGAGCAATTAGCAATTGAATTGGTAATAAAAGAAATGGGTATTCCTGAAGGTGCGGTACAATTCGACGCAAAGATTGTCGGTATGGGTGAGGTTGATACACAAGATTTTGAAAGAGAAGAAGGAAATCAACAGAATATGGATGAAGTTGACATTGAAGAAGATTTAATGGTAGACTTAGAAAGTTTAGATTTAGAAAGAGCAAAAAGAAGATTAATTAACAGTATGATACAAGGAGCGTCTAAAAGAGGTCACTACATGTATCATTATGTTTCAGAAAAAATACAAGAAATTACAGGGTCTCAAAGTTTAATAAATCAATATGGTGTTTTAATGTCAATTAACGACACATTATATTGGCAATTAAGTGACCAAACAATGCAAATGATGATGGGTGGTGGAGAAGGTGGAGGATCAGTTGGAGGTAAGGAGGAAGTTGAAAGAGATACTGAACCACCAACAATTAAAGCAAGAGCAATCAATTTTCCAATTTTAGTTCATGAGTTGATTAAAGGTATGATGGAATTATTCTCACACCAAGGTGAACCCGAGGATAAAGAGATGTTCCAACAAGTAATGCAACATGAAGATACCTTAGAAAAGGAAATGTGGGATTTAAGATTAGGTCCAGCAATTTGGGACAGAATTAGAGCTCAATATCCTGAAGAGGTTTTAACAGATGAAAATAAAGCAGAATTACAAAATTATTTATTAGTTGAGATTTTTAAACTACCAGCAAAAAAATTCTTAATATTAATGAAAGAAGTGATGTCTAGTTCTGAATCTGGAAAACGATTATTACAAGAGATTGTTGATGGTATCGTTTTAATGTTAAATGACCAAGAATACCAAGAAGCCATTAACATTTTTAATGATGATTTAGATTCAGTAGAAGATAATACTGACGATGGAGATTTTGATGATTTCTTAGGTAGTTTGGGAATACGAAGACCTGAGGATGATGAAGATTAATAAGAAAGGTGGTTTAACCCACCTTTTTCTATTTATATAGTATATGAATTCGAAAATAGAACAATTAAAAGAGTACGCGAAGATTATTAAGGATGCACCATATGCGTTAAAAACATATCTGCAAACCTATGATAATACTCAAAAAAAATATGTACCGTTAGAGTTATTTCCTGACCAAGTTCAATTGATTCAAGATTATGAAAACTATAATGAAAACATAACTAGAAAATATAGACAGGCTGGTGTCACAACTGTTACCGCTGCGTGGATTTCTAAAAAATTACAAACAGCGAAAGAAAATGAACCTGAAAGAGTTCTTCTTATTGCTAACAAACGTGATACTGCGGTTGAGATGGCGAATAAAGTTAGACACTTTATTGAGCAATGGCCCGAGTGGATTAATGTTGGATTCTCACCTGACAAAAACTCAGAAAGTAGATTTAGATTAAACAATGGTTGTGAAGTTAAAGCGGTAGCAACATCTGCAGATGCGTTACGTGGTTATACTCCTACCATACTTGTATTTGATGAGGCCGCTTACATTGAAGCTGGTGATGATTTTTGGGCAGCATCTATGGCATCTCTATCAACAGGTGGTAAGATTATTCTTATCTCCACGCCAAATGGTTATGACCCTATCTATTACGGTGTTTACGACCAAGCATTACGTGGAATCAATGATTTCCATATAACAAATTTAAGGTGGTTTAATGACCCTCGTTATACCAAAGATTTACGTTGGGTTAAGTGTCAAGACATCTGTCATTACATGTTGAATAGAGAACAGTACAATGATAACGAAGTTGTTATGTATGATTTTGATACTGAAAAGTATCAAGAATATCACGAACAAGGTTATAAACCGTTTTCGTCTTGGTTTGAATCAATGTCTAAGAAATTTAAATATGATAGACGTAAGATTGCACAGGAATTGGAATGTGACTTCTTAGGTTCGGGTGACGGTGTAATTCCTGGAGAACTTCAAGAAAGTATCGCCAAGAATATGATTAGACAACCCATAGAGAAATACATGCAAGCCACTTTTTGGCAATGGAAAGAGCCTGTAGTTGGTCATCGTTACATTATGGGGGTGGATGTTAGTAGAGGAGATAGTGAGGACTTTTCATCTATCAATATTGTTGATTTTGATGATAGAGAACAAGTGGTAGAATATATTGGTAAAATTCCTCCTGATGATTTAGCATCAGTTGCGTATAAGTGGGGAATTTTATATGGTAATGCTTTTATAGTAATAGATATTACCGGAGGTATGGGTATTGCAACCTCAAGGAAGTTACAAGAAATGCAATATAAAAACTTATACATTGAGGGAGTAAACACCCAAAACATTTGGGATTATAACGCTAAGGCTTTGGAAAAAATACCTGGTCTTAATTTTAATAATAAAAGAACACAAATTGTTGCCGCATTTGAAGAACAGGTTAGAAAGGGATTTGCAATTAGGTCAAGTAGGTTATTAAATGAACTTAACACATTTGTTTATATTAATGGTAGACCTGATCACATGAAAGGTGCTCATGATGACTCAATTATGAGTATGTCAATGGCATTATATGCTGGTGACATATGTTTCAATCAATTAGAGAGGAATGAAGCTAAGAATAAAGCAATGTTAGATTCTTGGGTGTTATCGGAAAGAACATACGAACCAAACAAATCATTCTACTCATATGGTGGTAGTTTTGACCAAATTGGGTCCATGGGAATGGACAATCCGATACACAGACAAAATAATATGATGAATGCACCAAAGGAGGCTTACGCCGAATATTCATGGTTATTTAGTAAAAGAAAATAAACTACTATTTTTAAATAAAAAAGTTTATATTGTAAAGAAAACTATTTATATACAATGGCAGACCAAAATTTAACCGTATTTCAGAAATTAACAAGAATGTTTGGATTTCCAGGTCAATCAAAACCTGAGGATACACCGTCTTTTAATTTTAATAAAGACGAACTTTTAAAGACGGACAATAGAGAAGAGTTTGAGAAGGCAATGTTGCAGGCTCAACAAAGTTCTTATATTGCCGATAAGTTTACCAAATTAGACCAATCTCTATACAATCAATCGGTTTACTACGAAGCAAATAGACTTGCAGCGTATTACGATTATGAATCTATGGAATTCACTCCTGAAATTTCAGCGGCATTAGACATATATTCTGAAGAGTCAACAACACTTTCTGAAAAGGGACAAATGTTGACCATATATTCTGAATCAGATAGAATTAAATCTATATTAGAAGATTTATTTAAAGAAAAATTAGATATTAATACGAATTTACAAATGTGGACTCGTGGTCTATGTAAATACGGGGATAACTTTGTTTATTTAAAAATAGACCCTGAAAAAGGCATTATTGGGGTACAACAATTACCAAATATAGAAATAGAAAGAATTGAAGGGGCATCGAGTAAGGTTCCTGTTAACGTTGATATTAAAGTACCAACAAGGGAATTACGTTTTACTTGGAAAAACAAAGACATGGAATTCCAAGCATGGGAGATTGCACACTTTAGATTATTAGGTGATGATAGAAAACTTCCATATGGAACTTCTATGTTAGATAAGATTAGAAGAATTTGGAAACAACTTTTACTTGCTGAGGATGCAATGTTAATTTACAGAACATCAAGAGCACCCGAAAGACGTGTGTTCAAAGTATTCGTGGGAAACATGGACGATAAAGATATTGAACCATATGTACAACGTGTTGCAAATAAGTTTAAAAGAGACCAAGTTGTTGACTCAAGAAATGGTCAGGTTGATATGAGATATAATCAAATGGCTGTAGACCAAGATTATTTTATTCCTGTTCGTGACCCGTCACAAACAAATCCAATTGAAACATTACCCGGAGCACAAAACTTAGGTGAGATTGCGGATATTGAATACATTCAAAAGAAATTATTGGCAGCATTACGTATACCTAAAGCTTTCTTAGGATTTGAAGAAGTTGTGGGTGAGGGTAAGACTTTAGCATTAATGGATATTCGTTTTGCTAGAACAATCAATAGAATACAGAAATCATTAATCCAAGAGTTAAATAAAATTGCATTGGTTCATTTATATCTTTTAGGTTTAGAAGATGAATTAAACAATTTTGAATTATCATTAACCAATCCTTCTGCTCAGTCAGATTTATTACGTATAGAGACTTGGAAAGAAAAAGTAACATTATATAAAGATGCAACTTCAGACCAATCACAAGTTGGTATTTTACCAGTATCACATACATGGGCAAAGAAAAATATATTAGGATTCAGTGATTCTGAAGTTATTTTGGATTTACAACAACAACGTCTTGAACGTGCAATGGGATTTGAATTAACTAACACCCAAAATATTATTAAACGTTCAGGTATTTTTGATGATGTTGATGCAAAATATGGTATACCTGAAGAGGAAAGAGAAAAAGCAATGGAAGCTGGTTCAGGTGACGGATCAATGGGTGGAGATATGGGAGGTGGAGCACCACCACCACCATCAGGAGATTCTGGAGGAGGGGAATCTCCGTTATCAGAATCAAGAAAATCAAAAATATTAGGTATGTTGGGGGAAGAAGAATTAAGTTTTGATCACTTATTTGATATGAAGAAGGCACAACAGAATATTTATGAAATAGAAACAAAAATAAAAGACATATTAAACGACTAACAATGAACAAATTCGGGGAATTAAAAACCAAAATGTTAACAAAATTAACTGAGTCATATACAAAAGAAAATAAGACTGAAGTTAAAGATATATTAAAAACAATTAAAGAAAACAAAGATTTCAAAGAAATGTATTTGTTTTATGAAGAAATTGAAAACAAATATATTGAAGATAAGGAAACCGCAAAATTATACGTTGAGGGATTAAATACATATTTTGGTCAACCAATGGGTAATTGGAATAATTTAAATGTGTTTTGTGAATCTCTACTTAATAAGTTGGGTAATATTGAAATTGAAAATAACGAATTATATGAGTCTTTAGATATATTATCAGAAAAAGATTCTTTATCAAATATTGAAAAGAAGGTTATTGCAAAAAAGAAATTAGTAGAACATTTAACAACTAAGAAAAAAATAACAGAATCAACAGATACGACTTTAGTACCTAATGAAACATTATTAAATGCTGTTTTAACAAATAATTTTAACGTATTATACTCTAATACATTGTCAGAATCTGAAAAAGAGGAATTGAAAAATATTTTATCTATTTCTTACAATGACTTAATTACCAAAAGTAATGAGTTACACGAATCCATTTTAGAAAAAGTTTCATTACTTATAACTGAATCAAAAGATACTGATTTAACCGATAGACTAAAGGCGGTAAGGGATGAGGTATCTCAAATGTCTCCATCGAGATATAATTATTACAGATTAACAGAATTAAAAAATGGTCTTAATTAAGACCATTTTTTATTTGTTGAACATAGACTGCTTTTAAAACCTCTTTTCTTCTTCTAACTGAGGGTTTAACAAACGATTGTCTTTCCCTTAATTTTTGAACTTGCTTAGTCTTTTGAACTTTTTGTTTATAAGTCCTCAACGCACTTTCTATGTTTTTTTCTTTTGAAACGTTAATTATAATCATAAAATATAAGTATATCATAAAT